AGAAGGCCATCGAGGCCGGCCTTACCAAGAAGCAGGCGGCGGCCCTGTACGGGATCTACCATCAGGCCGCAGCCGACAAGGTGCAGGCCGCGCAGCGGCAGTACCGCCAGACGCAGGAGGAGGCGGTCGATGCCCTGAAGAAGAGCTGGGGGGACAAGTTCGACACCAAGGTCGAGCTGGTCAACCGGTTCATTCGGGACAACGCTCCTGAGAAGGTGAAGGACTTCTTCGACAAAAGCGGCCTGGGTAACCAGCCCGAGATGATCGAGTGGGTATCCGGTCTTGCCGAGAAGTTCGGAGAGCACGGTTCTGGCCCCGCCAGCACCACCCCTCCCGCCGACGCGGGCTCGGTCCTGAAGGCCATGTATCCCTCGATGAAGGACCTGCCCGACCGGGTGGAGCTGTGATAGTAGCCTTCTGCCTTCCCGGGAGATCTTTCACCGATGCCTTCGTGGCGAGCTGGTCGGGAATGATTAGCTATTGCCAGAAGAAAGGGATCAGCATCAGGGCGGCATTCGGCTACAGCCCGATCATCACCACGGCCAGGAACGCCGTGATCCTGCGGAGCAATCCGATGACGGCCGATGTGCTGCCCTTCGGTGGTGCCGAGTACGACTACATGATGTGGATCGACTCGGACATGGAGTTCACGGGCGAGCAGTTCCAGGCTCTCCTTGACGCCGACGAGGACATCGTCAGCGGTCTCGCGGTCTGCGATTCCGAGACCGGGGCGTTGAACGCCGGCTTCCTGGACAAGACCGACCTCAGTGCGAAGTTCCTCAACGGTCGGGCGATAGATGCCCATCCCGTCAACGAGAAGGGGCTCATCGAGGTCGACTTCGCCGGGTTCGCCTTCGTCCTCGTGAAGAGGGGGGTTTTCGAGGCCCTCGAGCGCCCCTGGTTCAGGACTTCGATCTTCGACGCTCCGGACTGCATGATCCAGGTCGGTGAAGATGTGGACTGGTGCCGGCGGGTCAGGGCCTTGGGCTACAAGGTCATGGCCCACCCGAAGGTTCACGTCGGGCACCAGAAGAGTACCATGTTGAGATTCTGAGGCGCGTTGCGCCTCTATTTCAAACCGTAGGCCAGAATGTAGTAGTTGACCTGTCACTACCGGCTCCTGCGACCTGACGGAAAGGGCAGCCTCAAGCTGCCCTTTTTGTTTGACGGAAGCATTGCGCGGGGAGACTGGGAGCGAGGCATCGGCCCAAGGGGCGAAGCAAATCCTCTGTTCAAAGAGGTAGCCCACAATGGGTGACATTTCCCTCACCAGTGCCTACACCATGGTGGAGCTTGCCAAGAGGACCAACAACAAGGTCTTCCTTGACATCGCTGAGGTGCTGGACAAGAAGCTCGCGATGATTCGCGACGGGGTCTGGGTTGAGGCCAACCAGCTCACCGGACACGTCCACGCGAAGCGCGTGCTTCTCCCCACCGGGACTTGGCGGGCACCCAACTCGGGTGTCGCTGCGAGCATCTCTCAGGTCTCGCAGAACGTCGAGTCCATTGGTCTCCTGGAAGACCGCTCCGAGATTGACGAGTATCTCGTCGAGATTTCTCCCGATCCCCGGACGGCCCGCTACCAGGAAGACATCGCACACGTCGAGGGTCTCGCGCAGACCTTCTCGACGGCAATCTGGTACGGGAACCTCACGTCCCCGGACCCGTTGAAGCCCACCGGCTTCACCACTCGCTACAACACTCTCGGGACCAACGTCCTGAGCTGCGGAGCATCCGGAGGGGCGTCCCTCTGGATCGTCGAGTGGGGCGTCGGCAAAGTCCACTTCATCTATCCGCGTGGTCAGGCGAACACGTTCGTGAAGATGATCGACCTCGGGAAGCAGCTCATGGAGGACGGCATCACCAGTGGCAACAAGCTGGTGAAGTACGTCACCCAGTACAAGATCAACGGTGGCATCGTCATCAACGACGAGCGGTGCATCGCCCGCCTGTGCAACATCGGAACCAGCACCGCGAACCTCGTGGACGAGGATCTGCTCATCCAGCTCCTCAACAACATGCCCGATGAAGGCGAGAGCGCCGTGATCTACTGCAACCCCACCGTGAAGACGCAGTTCGACATCAAGGCGAAGAACAAGCCCGGCCTGTTCCAGTGGTCCCAGGACCCCTTCGGCAAGCCTGTTCTCTCGTTCCGGGGTGTCCCTGTTCGCGTCGATCAGATGCTGACCACCTCCGAGTCGACGGTGAGCTAAGGAGTAATGAGATGACCATCGACTACAAGCTCTACTTCGACAAGGCGGCCACTCTGAGCCAGACCCGGGCCTCGACGAATGTTCTTGACTTCAAGAGCCTTCCCGAGCCGGGCAAGGGTTCACAGCTCTATGTGAACATCTACAGCCATGGCGGGTTCAAGGCCACCGGCACGTACGTGACCACCATCAAGTTGCAGACCGGCACGACCTCGCCCGGTGCGACGAACCTCATGGACATCTGGCTGGGCACGGAAGCCAGCCTGTCTGTCGCGGGCCTTATTGCGAAGGTCCCGCTCCCCAGCAAGGGTCTCAGCGAGTTCGTCTCCCTGAACTACTACTGGCAGACGGCTCCCGAAACCGCGTCCACCATTTCGGCCTTCCTTACCCTCGAGTAAGGTTGCGGGGGCCCGGGAAACCGGGCCCCTCTTCTTTTCCATTCGAGGTAATCCGTGGCAAGAACCGCGATCAACATCTGCAACGAAGCCCTGGCCATGATCGGGACGGAACCGATCAACGCCTTCACCGACGAGGGCAAGGAAGCTGCCCTCTGCAACCTCCTCTACCCTTCGGCCAGGGACGAGGTGCTGACGCTGTACCCGTGGAGCTGCACCATCGCGCGGGCAGACCTCCAGCGTCTGTCGGAAACACCCGTGTCGGGCTATGAGTATGCCTACGCGATGCCGAACGATTACCTCGCCGGCGGGATCGTTGAAACGCCGGAGACGATGCTCCCATTCGAGATCGAAGGTGGCAAGCTTCTCACTAATGCCATCGAGATAACGATAAAGTACCAGAAGCAAGTAACCGATCCAAACAAGTTCTCGCCCCTGCTCGCATCGGTCATTGCCACGAGGCTCGCGCAGATGATCTCGATGCCCATCACGCAGTCCACCAAGATCTCCTCTCTCATCGACTCGAAGTTCGAGCTTGTCCTCCTCCGGGCCAAGGGGGCCGATGCAGCAGGGGCTTCCCAGGAGCCGGGCGTGGAGCCCAGGTGGGTTGACGCGCAGAGCGTGTACGACCCGCTCGATTACGAGGAAGACGAATGACGAGGTTCTTCCAGACCTTCTCCGACTTCACGCGCGGGGAAGTGTCGGAGTTGGTCCAGGGCCGCGTCGATCTCGAGGACTACGTCAAGGGGTGCCGCACACTCGAAAACTTCCTCATCCAGGTCACCGGCGGCATCGAGCGCAGGCCCGGCCTCTACTTCGTTCGGGAAGTCAAGGACTCGTCCAAGAAGGTTCGCCTCGTTCCCTACCGCAACGGCAGCGGCCAGCAATACGTGCTGGAGGTGGGGAACACCTACCTGCGGGTCTACAAGGCCTCGACGCACTCCATTGTCCTCAACGGCGGGAATCCCCTCGAGATCGGCAGCCCCTCCTGGACCGAAGCCCAGCTTCCCGCCATCTTTCACGCCCAGTCGGAAAACATCATCTACTTCGCCAACCGCAACTGGAGCCCGTACAAGCTCGTCAAGAACACCACGTCCGACACCGACTGGACGCTGAGTACTCCCACTTTCACCGACCCCCCCTGGAGTACCAACTACCCCGATACTGTCACGTTCCACCAGAAGCGCACATGGTGGCAGCGGGGGCAGAACATCTACGGGTCCCAGATGGGGAACTTCGAGACATTCACCATCCCGGGGACTCCCACTGATGACAGCGGTATCAACTACAAGGCTTCCGTGGGCCTGACGCTCGAGGGCACCTGGATGGTCGGGCGCGACCATCTCTACGTGGGCTTCGACGGGGTCGAGGCCTACATGCCCAACTCGCCCAGCAAGCCCTACGTCTCGGCCACCATGCCCGCGATTCAGGTCGCTACCGGAAACGGTTCCGCCGCCGTTCAGGCCGTACTCCTCGGTCACGCCGTCCTCTACCTCCAGAAGGGAGCCAAGCGCCTGCGGGAGCTTTCCTACTCCAACGAGGGCGGAGGATACTTCGGGCTCGACCTGACACTGCTCGCTAGTCACATTCTCGGGACCGGGGTCACCCAGATGGTGATGGTGAAGAATCCCGATCCGATGCTGCTCTGCGTCACCTCGGATGGATACATCGCTGCCCTCACCTACGACAAGCTCGCCGGCGTGAGCGGATGGTCGCGGATCGTGACGGATGGAGACTTCGAGAGTCTTGCGGTTGTCGATGGCACAACAGAGGACGAGGTGTGGGCTGTGGTCAAGCGGACTATCGGTGGATCGACGAAGCGGTACGTCGAGTACTTCAAACCCAGGGCGTTCTCGGAGCAGTCCGACGCCTTCTTCGTCGATTCCGGTGTCACTGTTGACTATACGGCAGAGATCGAGACCGTCGGGGGGATCACCCAGGCTGATCCCGGAGTCATCACGCTTACCAGCGGGTTCGAGGACAACTACCTCGTCAAGATCTCTGGCGTCGTCGGCATGACCG